GAGAAGTTTAGCTTAGATGTTGAACAAGATTTACCTTTTTTTAGAACACTACATTCATTATCATTTAGAACGTTAGGTATAAAACGTGAGCAGGTTATGCAGACACGTGACTACAAAGACTTTGGATCAAAAGTTGGTATTAATATAAAACTAAAACACGCAAACAATTCTGATGCAGATGGTACATTTAATTCTGATAATGAGTATCTATCACTGATAAACAAAGCTAGAGTTACAGAGCGTGCTGTGATGGATTTGTATGACGATAACAATCATTACCTTGATATTGAACGAGATACATTGTATTTATTAGACCGAGAACTCAAGCGGTATAAGCAAGAGAAAGGAATGATAGATTATGCTGACATGTTACAAAGATTTGTTGAACAAGATGTATCACCATCTTTTGACGTATTATTTATTGACGAGGCACAGGACCTCTCACCTTTGCAGTGGCGAATGGTCAGGTCTCTTTGGTCGAAAGCTGACAAGACCTACATTGCAGGGGACGATGATCAAGCTATATTTAAATGGGCTGGTGCTGACGTTGATTCTTTTATCGCTCTTAAAGAAGAAGTAGATCAGATCGACACATTAAAACAATCCTACCGTATACCTGGTGGACCTATACACGAGTTATCACAAAGTATAATCGAACGAGTTAACAATCGTTTTGACAAAACATACAAGCCACGTGAAGCCACTGGTAAATTGAACAGGTATTCAGACCTTACACAAGTTGACATGAGTGAAGGCGAATGGTTAGTGCTAGCATCTGCAAATTATTTTTTAGATGATGTAAAAGATTTATGTGAATTGCAAGGATGGTATTTTTCACATAAAGGTAAAAACTCCATACCTGTAGATTTATTGATGGCCATACAACATTGGCAAGAATGGTCAAAGGGTAGTATGTTAAATGTTATACAAATAAAAAATATTTATTCTTATCTTGGTGACAATGTAACACGTGGTTACCGCACCGGTAAAACGATGAACAATGATTTGACATATACACAAGAAGACTGCATCGCGGAACACGGATTGCAAACTAATAAAGTTTGGTACGAAGCATTTACAAAGATAGATACAAACACGGAGAACTACATACGAAACATGTTAGCGAACAAAGAAAAGATTTCGCAAACACCACGAATTACAATGTCAACTATACACGGAGCGAAAGGAGGTGAAGCGGATAATGTATTATTACTTCCTGATATTACTAAGTCTAGTGTTGATCAAAACGATCGGGAACCAGACGAGCTACACAGGTTATTTTATGTAGCAGTAACAAGAGCAAAAGAAAACTTACACATACTAGAACCAAGAAATTATGAAAGGGCATACGTGCTATGAAGTCGTTAAAAAAACAAATCGGTGGTAGTCACTACAACCGATACGAGATACAACCCGCGGAATTCATCAATAAAAACAAGTTGTTATTCGCCGAGGGAAATGCTATAAAGTATATTATGAGACACCCTCATAAGGGCAGCGGCAAGCAAGATTTAGAGAAAGCAATACATTATATAGAAATGATAATAGAGAGAGATTATGAGTAAATACAAATTATTTAATGGTACTTTTTATAAAACTAAGGGAGCTTGTCGTAAAGATTGGAGAGAGATTGTTCAAAAAACTCCTATACATGAATGGGGTATGCCTTTGGACGAAAGCACACACATAAAAAAACATGACATTGATTTTTTAATTAATAATTATTTTGATTGTTGGGACGATTATGTATCTTACAAATTTATGTCAAGGCCGGTTGTTTCTTTTTGTATTAAACCAAATGGTTATTTTAATAATGGTGTTGAAGTTTTACATTTAGAGGCTACTAACGATCAAGGTTTTACTGACGCTATTAATCAAGATAATTTTAGTTGTTTTGGAACTGGTTATCTTTGGAACGAAAAGTTAAATTTAAACAATGCTTTTAGAGGAGCCATTATTAAACAAATGTGCGATTTTAAATATGACCATGCAAACAAAGTTTGTAATGTGTGTAAACAAACAACAAAATATGAAGAAGCTGAAGCTGATCACGTTAAGCCTTTGTTTACAGAAATAGTTGACAATTTTAAAATTAAAAAAAAATATGCTGACGATTATTTGGGTAAATTAATTGTAAAAGGTTCTAAGCTACCTTTGTCTTTTTTAAAAACTACTGGTATTAACACTGATCTAGCTCGTTATTGGTATTACCTGTATGGAGAAGATCAAAAAATACACAATGAGTTTGCAGAGTACCATAAAAAACATGCTATTTTACAGTTTTTATGTAAGAACTGTCACAAAGAAAAAACTAAAACTGAAAACAAAGAAAGATATGCGGCATGAATAAACCGTTACAGGTACCAATGTTTAAACCCGAAACAGAATGGGTTCCACCGACACACTTACCAGATTTATCTGACCGCAAAGAAATTGCAATCGACTTAGAAACAAGAGATCCAAATTTATTAACAATGGGATCTGGTTCTGTACGCGGTGACGGTGAAGTTATTGGTATTGCAGTTGCAGTAGAAGGATGGTCAGGTTATTTTCCAATCAATCACGAAGGTGGTGGGAACATGGACCGCGCATTAGTGTTGGATTGGTTCGAAGAAGTTTTACACACCGACGCTACAAAAATATTTCACAATGCAATGTACGATGTATCCTGGATACGTTCTATGGGTTTTCAAATTCGTGGTGGTATCATTGACACATTGATAGCAGCATCACTGATAAATGAAAACAGATGGGGCTACGCACTAAACGCATTGGGTAGAGAATATGTAGGCATGGGTAAGAACGAAAAGATATTACAAGAAGCAGCAAAAGAATGGGGCATCAATCCTAAGTCAGAGATGTGGAGACTGCCGGCGCCATTGGTTGGTGAGTACGCAGAACAAGACGCAGTTGTAACATTAAAGTTATGGCATGCACTACAACACGAAATATCTAAACAAGATTTGTGGGACGTATTTAATATGGAAACAAATTTATTTCCGTGTCTAGTCGATATGAAATTTAAAGGTGTACGCGTTGACGTTGCAAAAGCAGAAGCAACAAAAGCACAACTGGTTGACGCAGAAAAAGAAATGCACCGCGATATAAAAAAGATAGCAGGTTTTGATGTAGAGATATGGGCAGCAGCTTCTATCGCTACAGCATTTGATAAGGTTGGTTTGCCATACGACAGAACAGAAAAAGGTGCACCATCATTTACAAAAAATTTCCTGGCGACTCATCCTGCTGAGTTACCAAAACTAATTAATCAAGCTCGAGAGATTAACAAAGCCAACACTACGTTTATTGATACGATATTAAAACACAATCATAAAGGACGTATACACTCAGATATCAATCAAATTCGTAGTGATGACGGCGGTACAGTGACAGGACGATTTAGTTATTCTAACCCGAATCTGCAGCAAATACCGGCACGACACAAGGAACTCGGACCGTTGATTCGGTCACTATTTATACCAGAAGAGGGCCACAAGTGGGGTTGCTTTGACTACAGTCAGCAAGAACCGCGGATCGTTGTGCACTTTGCATCTCTGTTAAAGCTAGAAGGAACACAAACTATTGTCGACGGCTACAATTCAGGCGACGCTGATTTCCATCAGATGATCGCGGACATGGCTGGCATTGAACGTAAACAAGCAAAAACTATTAACTTAGGATTAATGTATGGCATGGGCAAGAACAAGCTGATGGCTGAGTTAGGACTTCTCAAAGATGCTGCTGAGAAACTAATCAAGACTTACAATCAGAAAGCACCGTTTGTACGTATGTTGTCAGATGCAGTCAGTAGACGCGCAGATGACAGCGGTAAGATACGCACGATCGGTGGTCGCCTATGTCATTTTGATCTATGGGAACCACACGGATTCGGTATCAAAAAACCACTGCCCCACGCTGATGCGTTAAGGGAACACGGACCGGGGATTAAACGCGCGTTTACATACAAAGCATTAAACAAACTAATACAAGGATCAGCGGCTGACATGACAAAACAATCTATGCTGGCTCTTTACAACGAAGGCATTATTCCCCACATACAAATACATGACGAACTAGATATATCGGTAGAGTCTATGGAACAGGCAGAAAAAATTATTGAGATAATGGAAGCGGCTGTTACACTAGAAGTACCAAACAAAGTAGATTATGAAGAAGGGAGTTGTTGGGGTGACATACACTGAGGATTCACCAGCAGAGATAACGCTGGGCATTTGTGATAATTGCGATAACTACGTTCCGTTTATCCGTATACCAAAAGGCAATAAACGTGTGTACGAATGTTTGACATGCCATCACAAGTTTGAACAGAAAGTTAATGGTAAAGTTGTGTTTAAAAAACTCGACGAAACATACCGCATGGTTGACGCATGAAATGTTGGAGTTGTAATCACGAATTAATATGGGGTGGTGACCACGACACTGAATGGGAAGACAACGATGAAGAACAGCACATGATTATGACAAACTTATCATGTCCTAACTGTACAGCGATTGTAATTGTCTATCATGGAAACAAGTAAACAACAAAAAGGTATCCGTGCCGAGTTGTTAGCGGCCATAGACTTCCTAGGAAAGCCAAATACACATGTATATTATGATTTAGGTGGTAAGGGTCCAGCGGACCTGGTTGTCGTGAATAGTGCGACGGGGACCGTGGATTTGTATGATGTCAAGACAAAAAGCTATCGTATGATGAAAGGTAAGATGCGTTTAATTAACAGAGTCAAGAACAAATCAGCAAAAAATTTAGATGTTAAGATTTTATACGTATAAATAATGTCGGATGCAGATAAAAGCACCCGACATATGAAGGTGAGAAGATAGTTTTAAAATATATTAATATAAATACTTGTCAAATAAAATAAAATGACTATATT